GGCCGAGGCGCCGAAGGTGACCTGCTTGCGGGCGTAGGCCGGTGACCCTCCGGCGATCTCGGACCCGGCACCAGTGGGGTCGCCGTTGTAAAGGGCGAGCCAGGTGTAGGCGCTCTTCCAGGCGTCGCAGGCGGTGTTGAGGCCAGCAGAGGTCAAAGGCATTGAAGGCTCCTCATGGGGCTGTGATGACGTACAACGTTTCGGCGTCGTAGGTGTCGAGGTTGTTGTATTCAGTCTGCGTGCCAGACCACCACTCTGGTGTGACACCAGGCTTCCCCGGAGGACCGGGAATGCCACCGGGCGCCGACACGACCTGCGTGGTCCCGGTGTTGGCCACGACCTGCGCAACAGCAGGCGTCATGGCTGTTACCACAACAGTGGGCGGTGGAGCGGGGATCACAGCGTCACCTGCTGACCAACCCGAGCCTTCCCCGAGAGCATCGTCCTGGGATAGGCGTAGTACAGCGTGCCGTCGTCGGTGTTGGTCTGGAGGTCCCAGAAGTACTCGCCGGGGTAGAACGTCGTGCCCGAGAGCGTCACCATGGTGCCCGGCGGCATGGTGGCCGTGCGCGGCATGAATGTTGCCGTCACCAGGAAGTCAGTCATCAGGATGCCAATCGGCCGCACCGGGGGCCACCAGTAGCCGTAGCGCTGCCAGTACTTGGTGCGGACCTGCGAGGCCCAGGTGGCTTGGACCCAGGGGATCTGGGTGGTGACAGGCGGCTCGCTGTCATCAACATCGGTGTAGGTCCACTGTCCGTTGCCGTCATCAGCCCACCCGGCACCGACCGGCTGCTCCTCGACATAGGCCATGCCCTGGAACAAGAAGGCGAACACGGCCCAGTCACCAGCGGTATACGCCAGGTCCCGGGAGCCCGGGAGCAGTGACGAGACGCCTCCGTCGCCCCCCGAAGAACCCCCCGAGCCTCCAGGGGCGACGAAGCCGCTGCCCGGGATGCCGGGCGTCACGAACGCATTGGCGTAGGGGGAGTGCTCGACACCTTCCATCTGGACGGCGCTCGACAGTGCGATCAGTGTCGTCTCTCCTGATGTGACAACACCGGTTCCGAGTGCGTTGATGTCGGTCACAGACCCTCCTCTAGGTACGGATCATCCAGTTCACACCGAGGAACGGCGGCAGGGTGCTGATGGGCGCCCCGCCGCCGACGACCTGCTCGGTCAGACCGACGAGCGAACCCGTGCTTGGTTCGACGTGCACGGTGTGGCTGTGGCCACCACCGACCGCCGTCACATGGGTGTGCTCGCTCCTCCCTGATGTGACTTCTACTCCAGTGGCGGCTCGTGTTGTTGCATCCACCTCCTGAACTGCCACCGGGTGACTCGCGTCGTTGAATGGACCATCGAGGCGGCGTGTGCCGCCGAAGTACTTGGCGATGAACGCCCCACCACCGGCACCGTCTGCCCAGACGTGTGCATGTCCACCGTCTGCCACGTGATGCTCATGAGCACCTCCTGACAAGACGTCATGGGAATGGTCGGGCACGGCAATCGCCGTGGCGGCGTGCGTGTGCCCGGTGAGAGGGTTTGCCGCCACGTTGTGGCGATGCGGCGGCATGTTGTTCGTGCCAAGCGTGACCGTCGAGGATCCACCACGGTTCCCTACCGGTGCTTGCATCAACACGCTGTTACGAGCATCAGGAAGCCTGAAGTTGGAACCTTCTCTCCACTGCGGGAACTTGTCCCACAGCCTTCCTGAGACAGCCTGGGAGACCACTCGCCCGTCGAGGATGAGCCAGCCGGGGTCTGCTTCCGCCGCCATTGTGGCAACGACAACACCGGCTGGCGTTGGGTCGGCTGCGATGTTCCCCCATTCCGTACCGCTCCACAGCCAGAGCGTGCCATCACTGCGCTGGAAGAGGCCTCCAGCCACACCGCCAATCGGGAGCGTGTGCCCTCGGAGCAGATTGGTGCCGACAACAGTGCCACGGGAGACGATGCTGTTGTCGGCTTCGACCGTCTCGGCCTGGAAGTTCCGGACGGCCAGATCACCGAGCACGGTGAGCCAGGTTCCGGAAGCAGTCACCCCGACCAGAGGCCAGTTGAGCGATCCATCGTGGCTGATGCTGAACTTGAACGTGGTCCCGGCAGTGTTGTAGACGGACACAATCGTGCCGTTGTCAATGGCAGTGGCCAACTTCAGCGGAAGCATGATCCGCTTGTCGGTGATGACTGACACACCGGCACCGACGTACACTGCCGCCAACACCATCCGGTCATCCGGGATCGCCGGGAAGACCGGGTTGGGGTTGGCCGTGCCCTGAAGGACTCCCACGACACCGCTCTGGTTCACCGTCACCAGGTCGAAGCGCGCCTCGGCGGTCACCGAGCCGATGAGGGCGATCGTCGCCGCCACAGGCACGATGACACCGTTGACGACGACAACACCCGTGGTCACATTGACCTGTGATGCCACACCACCATCGGTGACCTGGCAGCCGGTGATGACACCGTACCGATGGTTGCCGAGGATGGTGAAGTCACCGGAATCAGGCTCGGCAACATCGAGGTTCCCGGCAACGTCCGGTGTGTTCTTGACGGTGAACCCAAGCAGGGCGACCACGGGGGCTCCTTCAGGCCGGACGCGGATAGTTCATGACACCAGCACGGTTCTTACCCGCCGCCTCGGCTTCCAGGACGGCGTCGTACTCCTCCGGGTTGGCCTCGATGTAGTCGGTGATCTCGGACACGGTGTAGTCAGCCGGATCGAAGACCCGGTACGCCTCCAGTTGGTTGAGCAAGGTGGTGCGGTTCTTGCCCGCCGCCTCGGCGGCATAGATGTCCTCCACCTCATCCGGATGCGCTTCGACGTACTCCACCACCTCAGGCACCGTGTGGTCAGCAGGATCGAACGGCCCTGTTGACTCATCAAGAGCCATGGTCTCCTCGCCACCGCCACCTTCCTCGACCATCATCGGGCTGGTGGTGGCAACAGCGGTGATGGTGATCGGGTACGAACCCGCTGCCGGAGTACCGGTCGAGGTCGCCGTGCCACCGGAAGCAGCCGACGTGACGTTCGCCGCCGTGTCAGCGAAGGTGAACGTCGTGCCCGAGGGCGTGCTGGCAACGACCCAGGTGCCGTCGAACGGAGCGCCAACACCGGCCACGATGACCTGCTGACCGATGGCGAAGCCGTGGGCCACCGTTGTGGTGAGGGTGGCGACGTTGCTCGTCAGCGCCTTGTTGGAGATGGTGCGCTGCGTGTCGGTGACTGTGAGCGTCGCCGTCTTGGACCCCGCCGTGGCGTAGGTGACCTGCGTCGGTGCCTTCACGGTCTGGGGCGTCGGCGTGCCGTTGGGCGGGAACGCCCACGAGAAGTCCTGATCGGCACGTGTGGACGTCGAGTTGAGGCTGAAGGTCCATTTCAACCCGTTGTTGGCTGCGGCGTCGGCATTGACGGTTGATGTGGCAACAGTGCCCTTCGAGCCCCAGGTGTTGGGACCGTGGACAGCGATGATGCTCATTGGGCCTCCTAGCCCCTGAAGGGCATCTCCATCAGGAGATCCCGGTCGAACAAGATCTGGGCCACCCGCTCGGGCACCCGGTAGCGCGTCCCTGCCTTGAAGTCGAACGAGTCCTCACCGATCGTCATCTGCTCGATGGTGATGTTCGGCCGGATGATGTAGCCGACAGCACCCTGCGGTGCCTGAAGTGGCACCTCGTGCACCTCGTCCACGATCAGCGGCTTCTCGAAGATGCCGTTCAGCGTGCCCAGGGTGGGCTCTTCGTCAGGCTCGGTCTGCTGCTGCGGTTGCTGCCGTGCTGTCGCCATCAACATTCTCCTTGTTACGAGAACCGGGGAGGCCCGAAAGCCTCCCCGGTCCATGCGCCATAGAGCGGATCGTACCCGCTCAGTTGGTGATGATCCGAACCACCGCCGCGTCGGTCACGGTGCCAAAGCCCCAGATGCCGTACCACGCCAGGGCGTGCTCACGACCGAAGTCGAGCACGCCGCCGTCACGCAGTTCGACGGGGAGGCTGATGGCATGCCCGAAGGCGTTGTCACCGACCATCAGCGCCTCGAAGGCGCCGGGGAGTGGCGTCGGCCAGGTCTGGCCCCAGCCCGGTGTTGCCACATCACCAGGACCGAGATCCTGGTACGACGAACCGGCAACTTGCTCGATGTCGTCACCAGCCCCGCCCTCACCGGTCTTCCCGAAGGTGTCACGCCAGAAGGTCTGGAGCACCGAGGGGTCGTCGCCGGTCGGGGTGAGGTTGGTCGAGGTGCCGGTGCCGATGCCGACCGGAGCGCCGATCTGGGTGGTCTCGATGAAGACCACGTCGTTGATCCGGCCGATCTCGCCCAGCATGAAGTTGCCCGGCGCCGCGTACTTGGTGACCTCGATCCACTCCGGGGTGTCCCGAAGGCGCCGTGCCTGGTGCGGGTGCACGAAGCAGACGTAGGTCTCACCGAGGCGAGGGATGTTCTTGGAGGCCAGGGCCTCCACGGCATCCTTCACCGAGTGCGGGTGGAGGTAGAACGGCCCACCCGAGGGCGCCGTCCCGGCCACCGTGGCCCACGTGCCGACCGTGCCGGGCTCGTACACGCCGTACCCGGCGTTGATGGCAGCAGGCTTGGCGTAGCCGTAGACCTCCGACGTCGACCGCTGGAGCGTCGTGCGCGCCTGCGTGTCGAGGTAGAGCGCCATGTTGCGCCCGAGGAGCCGAGATGCTGATGCCATCACATCATCGAAGGAAGCGTTGAGGAGCAGTTCGCTGACGGCAACAGCGAAGCCCTGCTCGGCCACCTTGATGTTGTACTGCTGGGCGGACAGACCGTGGGTCCGCATGCGCACACCCTCCACCAGCGGTCCCGCCGGGACCGGGAGGTTGTTGTAACGCATGAAGTTGACGGTCAGACCCGGCATGACGCCGAGTTCAGTCTTCTTCACCGCGAACTGCTCGAACCGCAGCACCGGCATCGCCTGGAACAAGATCTCCTTGCTCCAGATCGTCTGGATCGCTGGCCCGAGCATGGTCGAAGGGTTGGTGGCACCAGTCGCCGGAGCGACGCCGTACCCAAGGCCCGTCTGGTTGGCACCAACCGCCGCGGCTGCGTCGTAGCCAGCAGCAGGCTGGTAGATGGAGTTGGTCGCACCGGCTGCCACCTGCGGGGTACCGGTGATCGCAGTGTTCTGCGGGAATGGGGAACCGAGCGGGGCCGGTCCGGCCATGGAGCCCTCCTAAGGGACGTTCGTTGTTACGGTTACTACCGGCGTCGCGCTTGCGACGCTGACTGCATCAGCCGGTCCCGGTACTTCGTGTACGTCGCCATATCCATCGACCGGATGTCATCCGGCGTCAACGTCTCGAACGTCGTCTGTTGCTCCATAGGCCCCGAAGGTGGCGCCGTGACGGCGGTCCCCCGGTACTGCTGGCGCTGCGAGGTTACAGCACCTTGAACGGACGCGAGGATCTGCGCCGTCCGCGCCTTCATCAACTCGATGCTGGCGTCGATCTCCGCTTCGTTGTTGCCGGTGATCAGATCCCGCAGTTCGGGCATGATCCACTCGGCTTCCTGGTCGACCCGAGCCCGCTGGTAGTTCACCAACTCGTTGAAGCGGCGCTCCTGCTCCAGCACGGCCCGGTCACGCTCACGCTCTGCTTCCAACGACTGGAAGCGTTGCGACCACTCATGCTCCTTGGTCTCCAGGAGCGAGCGGACGTCCATCTCCTCCTCACGCTTCTTGCGATCAGCCTCCTCGCGGGCTCGAAGTTCGTCAGCGATGGCGGCTTCCCGGGCCTCCCGCTCCTGCTGGAGGGTCTTCAGTTGGGTGTCCATCTCATCGATGCGCCCGTACAACTTGTCCTTCTCCTCCCGGCGGATGCGAGCCACATCCTCCTCGGTGAAGAGACGCTGACCTCCGGCGGTGTAACCGCCACCAGCAGCCGTCCCGGCCCCAACGCCCTGCCCAGGGTTGATCAGGCCGCTGTTACTATTTGCAACTTGGCCTGGCTGGAGATCGGCATAGGTGACCGGTGGCTGGCGGGGATCCGTGCCCACAAGTACGCCCTGAGCAGGGGTTTCAGGGGGCAAGCCACCGGCGCCTTCCGCAGCAGTACCTGACATCATGTCCTCCGTCGAGTTGTCCGTATACGCGAAGGATGCCACAACGTCGCTGATGAGGGCTATACCCCGTCACTTGTTGGTGTTGTCATAGTCCAACGTCTGCGGCGGGGCGATTCCGTAAGCAAGTTGCATGATCTGCTGAGCCAGGACCGGGTCGACCGGTCCACCCGGCATCGAACCGTCCTCCATCATCATCGGCGTGCCGTCCGGCATGATGCCGGTAGCAGCGATCTGGAACTGGGTCAGTTGCGCCCGGATGAGATCAAGCGCCGCCTGCTCCTTGGTGTCCTCCAGCAGTTCCTCAAAGATCTCCTGGACCTTCTGGTCGGGGAACTGCTCACCCAGGTCCCGCAGAGCGCCACGCTTGGACTCCAGGCCGAGCGCCATCTTCGCCTGGATCTCGTTGATCTTGACCAAGAGATCCATCGGCAGCGGCGAGATCCAGTTGACCTCGGTCTTGTAGGTCAGCGCGTCGGTCGGATCCAGTTCCAGCATCTGATCCGGCTTGGGCGGCACGCCCGACAGGATCGGGTTGAACACCAGCGCCTCGGGCTCGAAGATGGCGAGCGTCTTGATCACATGGCGGTTGATGTCCTTCAGGCCCCGGGTGTACTGCACCACCTTGATGTGACGACGCATCATCAGCGGCTGGTACTGGATGGTGAGCGCCGTGCCGGTGGTGTTGGAGATCGGCTGCTGCTGGCCGAGCGCACCGGCAGGCACACCAGTCGACTCGTGCATCGCCTGCTTCAGCACCTCCAGGAAGCCGAGCATCCCGGTGAAGTCCGTCCGCATCTCCAGGTTCTGGATCTGGGCGTCCTTGTTGCCGATGGCCCAGACCTTCTTGGCGCCCTTCTCCAGGCCCGAAGCCTTGGCCCCGATGATGACGGTGACAGGCGAGCCATGGTAGTTGATGATGTCGGAGATCTCGGTGGCCTT